CCCCCCCCCCCCCCTCCCGACTCCCGGGCTCGGGAGGGGGGTGGGTACAACCAGTAGGACCCATTGCAGAAACTGCATAGCTGGATTCGGGGAGGGCCCACCCCCCTTAAAGAAAAAATAGGGGTCCCAACTCTACCCTTTATTGCTTAATTCAGACTCTCATGGTAAGACTTTTATAAACGATGATTCACATGACCGATGACATAAATTTTATAAAAAAATTACCCTTAGATGAACAAAAAGCATACTTAAAAGCTTATTTAAAAGCAGATCAATTAGAGACCCAAACTAGAGTTAAAGGAGATTTTTTAGAATTTATAAAATATATATGGCCTGCATTTATTAGCGGCGAGCATCATAAAATTATTTCTAAAAAATTTAATGATATCGCTAATGGTAAAATTAAGAGACTTATTGTGAACATGCCACCCAGGCACACAAAATCAGAATTTGCTTCTAATTACCTACCGGCCTGGATGATTGGAAAAAATCCAGATTTAAAAATAATTCAGGCTACCCACACAGCAGAACTTGCTATACGGTTTGGTCGTAAAGCTAAACATGTTATTGATTCTCCGGAATATCAAGAAATTTTTGAAACTTCGCTGCAAGAAGATAGTAAAGCCGCCGGTCGCTGGGAAACCGCACAAGGAGGTGAGTACTTTGCCGTCGGAGTAGGAGGCGCTATGACAGGAAGAGGTGCTGACTTATTGATTATTGATGATCCTCACAAAGAAAAAGATTTATTAAGTAGAGACTCATTTGACAAAGCATATGAATGGTACACATCAGGACCACGACAGCGTCTTCAGCCCGGAGGCCGGATCGTTTTAGTCATGACTCGGTGGGCTACACGCGATCTAACGGGTGCATTACTCAAGGCTCAGGGAGAAGTCAAAGGTGATCAGTGGGAAGTAGTCGAATTTCCAGCTATCCTGCCGAATGACAAACCTGTTTGGCCGGAGTATTGGAATAGAGATGAATTAGAATCGGTAAAAGCTTCTATTAGCGTTGGTAAATGGAACGCTCAATACATGCAAACTCCAACTGCTGAAGAAGGTGCCCTTATTAAACGACAATGGTGGAGAAATTGGGAAGACGAGAAGCCTCCTAAAACAAGTTTTATTATTCAATCTTACGACACGGCTTTTATGAAAAAAGAAACCGCTGACTATTCTGCTATTACAACCTGGGGAGTTTTTGAGAAAGAGGGCACCGGTCAAAATGCAATTTTACTAGATGCATTTAAAGGTCGGTATGAATTTCCAGAATTAAGGCGTTTAGCGCATGAAGAGTATTTACACTGGCGTCCTGATATTGTTTTAATCGAGGCCAAGGCATCAGGGATTCCACTTACTCATGAACTTCGAAATATAGGAATCCCAGTAATTAACTTTACGCCGTCGCGAGGAAATGATAAGCATGTCAGAGTGAATTCAATCTCTCCGCTTTTTGAAGCAGGGAAGATTTGGGCCCCGATGCATGAGCATTTTGCCCAGGAAGTGGTTGAAGAGTGCGCAGCATTCCCGCATGGCGATCATGATGACTATGTGGACTCTACAGCGCAAGCGATTATGCGTTTAAGGGGTGGAATGTTTATAACTCATCCTGAAGACTACAAGGAAGAGAAAATTGAGAGAACCGGAGTAAAGTATTATGGCTAAACAACTCGTATTACAAAATTTAATGAAATTGGCTCAAGGAATTGGAGCGAATCCTCAAAAATTTATGGGGACTCGAACCAATATTAGTTTTTTAGGCAAAGGACCCACAAAGAATCCCTTGTTCCAGGGCCCTTTAGCAGGACTCGAGAGTGCAACCGAGGCGCAGCTAGGACCCAGAGAAGCCATGATCAGCGCCGTTGAAGACGCCATGGGTTTTGCAACCGCTAACAAATTAAATAGTATTCAAATCAGAGCCCTGGAGCTTAACCTTGAAAATATTTTTAAAATTTATAATCCACCGGTATTGCCGAGCGCAAGCGTAACGAATATCGGCGCAGGGATCGAGGGCCTAAGAAGATTTCCAAAAGAATCACATAAATTCTTCGGCCGACCGCTGAAGGACAAAGACTTTTCTGAAATTGACCGATTGGTAGCTGAAGGAAAGCTGCCTCCTGCAGGCGTAAAAGGAGCAACTTCGATAGGACCGGTGAAAGGCCGTTCTTATAAGTATGTTGATGAGCAAGGCAAGACAAGAATTATGCCAAGTAAGGAGTGGTCGGAGGGAGCCAAGAGAGCGATTAAAGAAGGTGAAGAAATGAGTAAGCTCCCGGAACCAGGGAGCGCAGGTGTAACGGCGATGCTGGATCAGAAAACCGGAATGTCCCGAGCGATTGCCCGAGAGATTTTACAAAAAGATGTACGACTTAATCTTAAGCCTGAAGAGCTTTACAGTTTAAGAACCGGAGCCGAGGGTGCTGACCCTATTGACTTGATGGTAAAATACTACGGACGGAGCATAGAGAACTTCGATGAATTTTTAAATAGCGTAAATCTACAAGCTGCAGCTCCTGCTGAATTCGCGGAAATGGTTTTGAAACATGTTAGGCTAATACCTCAATTTGCCCATGGCGGTTTAGCTAGGATCTTGGAGGTATAATGGCTAATTTAATAGGGAGCCTCTTACCATGGGGCACAGGTGGAAGCTGGGTTTTTCAATACGGTGATAGCGCCGAAGGAACTCTAGAAAGAAAATCTTTTTTAGTTTCAGAATATGGTACTTCGGCAAAAGCCAAAGCTGCAGCTTTGAAATATCAGAAATTACAACAACCAAGATTAGAGAAAGTTCATATACCGGCTATAACTGCTAAATCTCATGGTTTTTCTTATGATGAGTGGATTAAAAAACCTAATGCCGAAAGACAGTTAATCATATCAACTAAATTTCGGGACAAAGCACGAGAAATTAAAAGAGAAACTGGGGGTTTTGAAAGAACTTTTACCTATAAAAATAAGACGTATACGATTCCTACTGGAAATCTCAAACTTTCTACATTTAAAAGATTTTTAAAAGGTTTTGATCAATGGAAGAAGCAGGGCGGCACTCTTGAAGCCTACGTGAACTTGAAAGGAAGAGGAATAGACTTTGATAGCCAAGAAGGAAGGGTGTGGAGACGATTAATTGATTATGTCAAAAGTGGGGGAAAAACGGCAAGATCAGCTCCAGGGGGCCCACCGAGCCTTCAGTATGTAAAGCTTTTTGATGAAATAAAATTGCCTAAAACTGAAATACTTAAAACTTTTACAAGACCAGAAATATGGGCTGTGAGTGCAGGTAAAGCATCCCTAAAAGGAGCCGAAGCTCATGTAGCTAATCCTTTAATCGAACCTATTCTTAATTTTTTAACGAAAAATCCTGGCGCAACGGAGACAGAACTTTTTTCAGCGATTCGTAAAACCGCAGGTAGTAATTTAACCAACAAAGAGATTTTGCAGGGAGCTCTTAGAGCTCATGCTAATGGTGCTACCAAATTATTAATGGAAGCACGACAAGAACCGATTGGTAAGTTTAAATTTAAAGAGTTTAAAGATATTACTTCAAGACAATTAGGAAATACTCTTGGATCCTTGTACAGGATTTTTCCAAATGATATCTTTAGAGACTTTACGCAAACAGTTTCAGATTTTTATAAAGATGATCCTACTCGTAAAACAAGAGCTTTAAAAAAATTACAAGCTTATAATAAAATTAGAGCAAAAATTTCTACGGAGCTTGGAATAGGAAAACCGGGTCGTGGAGGAGCGCCTTTTCAGTTTGATCATCCTATTTCTTGGAAAGCTTTAGAAAGAGGGGGAAATCTTGACGGAGCCATTAGAACGAATCCTATTGCAGGGGATGTTAACCAATTCAAAGGGAGGTTAGACAAAAAATTAAATGAGTTTCAAAGAAATATTATCAAGGGAACAAATGTTGAAGGCAATTTAAAGAAAATAGATACATTAAAAAATATTAATAAGACTTTATTTGGAAAATTAGCGGGTGATTTTACAATTGATGCTAAGGGAAAAATAAAGGTTATGGATTATGGGGCAAAAACTGTTTTAGATCCGACCTATAATATTGCAAAAGCTTTGGAAGAAAATATTCCATTGGGTAAACAAATAAAGCAAAGGATTGGCGGGATAAAACCACAGCTTACAGAAGTATTAGGAGAAACAAGCGCTAAGACTTTTATGGCTGAAGCAAGAAAATTAAAAACATTTTTTAATGGGGAAACTGCTATCATTCAAAGAAACGTTGCTAATGCATTAGGTTGTGGAAGGGCGGAAGGAGGAAGAATTGGTTATGCTCTAGGAACAGCAACTATAAACTGCGTTAATACAAAATTAACTAACGAGCCGGTTCAATCTTCAATGAGATTAAGAGTCACAGAAGGAATTGGTAAAATTAAACCTGCAGCCACAAACTTTTTAAAATTATTGGGTAGAGTGGGCACGAAAGCTGCGCCACTAGCAGCACTTGCTGCAGTAGGAGCAGGGATAGAACCGTTAGTGAAACAATTTGTAATTGATGATCCAACTACTTATTTAACTGACGAAGGTCAAATGAAAGGAATGCTCCTTGCAACTATTGAAGGAGAAACTCCAAAAGTTGATGAAGAAATTTTAAAATGGCAGTACCCAGGTTTAGGAGCAGCGACAGCTGCTGGTGCGATTCCTGGTGCCGGTGCCGCGTACACAGCCAGACGAGGATTGCCTCCAACAAAATCTTTTGTCGGGCCTATGGAAAAAGGAGTGGGCAAAACTCGAGCAGCTTTAGGTTTAAGAGGCGTTTTAGGAAAAGCTTTAGGAGCTTCTTTTTCTCCATTAGCGGTAGCAGCCACAACTCCTTTGCACATAGCAGCTCAAAGAAAAGGAGGAACCGAGTGGGGAGATATCGCAACGGATCCTTCTCATTGGTTTGGACCTGCGTTCGCAAGTTCCGGATATGAAATGGCAAGCAGAGGAATTAAGAATCCAATATTATTAAAAGCATTAAGAATGGGAATAAAGCCATCTATATTAAGAACAATATCCAGTAGGTTCGGTTTACCAGGTCTCGCAGTTAGTGCTGGACTATGGGGCTATGACAAATGGAAGAATAGATCCATTAACGACGAGGATTAATTATGATACCACTAGTTGCAAGAGGAATAGCAAGTTTAGCCGGTCGATTGATTGCGAGAAATCCTCGACTTGGGAAAAAAATATTTGAGCTTATAAAAAAACCCCCGCACATGACTGTTTTTCGTGGAGAGCCCGCTATTCCCACACAGTCACTTGCGTCCCTAAAGAAAGAAATGGGGTCCAGTGCTGGAAGGTGGTTTTCAAGTGATCCAAAGCTGGCCATGAGATTTGCTGGCAAAGGCACACTTGGATGGAAACCTAGACATTGGAAAAAAATGTGGGAAGTGGGAGGACCTTCTGGTTTTGGCTATCAAAAAGGAATTGTTAAAAAACTTAACTTGTCAATGAAGGAAGCTGAGTTGGCTAGGAAGCTTGCTTCTCACCCGAGCAAGATTCTTCTTCCGGATTATGAGTACTTGGTCGCGCCTAGACATGCTTTACCAAGAGTTGAGACAGATGCAATAAGAACGGCTGTTGCTAATTTAAGAAAAATAATGGGGATGTATAAAAGCGGCGGTCTCGCGCAGATCTTGAATGTATGATAAATAAAACATTAACTAAAAATATGCCCAATGTGAAATGGGAGGAAATTCCCCCTTTAAGAGGACCTAATCCACAAGGCTTGAATGTTCCTTTCAAACAAGTTAAAAGTGTGTTAAAATCGGAGAAAATAAATGGCAGACAAAGACAATATCGGCAAGGCTCTACCGAACGTAGATCCAGAAGTCGTATTACCTGAAGAAGAACTCGTTGTAACTGAAGAAGATAAACTATCGGAGGTAACTCCTGATGGTGCTGAAGTTATTATGGACGAGGAAGGCGGAGCGGAAATTAATTTCGATCCAATGTCCCAACAACAAGTTACTCAGGATCATTTTGCTAATATAGCTGAATTACTTCCAGAGGATGTCCTAGGCTCAATTGGCTCCGATTTAAATGAAAACTACATGCAGTATAAAACTTCCCGTAAAGATTGGGAAGATACCTACATCAAAGGTTTAGATTTATTAGGATTTAAATACGTCAATCCCACGCAGCCATTTCAGGGAGCAAGTGGTGCAACGCACCCAGTGCTTGCTGAAGCGGTCACCCAGTTTCAAGCGCAAGCTTATAAAGAATTACTTCCATCAATGGGTCCTGTTAGAACCCAGATACTTGGAAGACCGAGCAGACAAAAAGAAGAACAGTCTAATCGGGTTAAAAATTTCATGAATTACCAACTCATGGATGTGATGAAAGAGTACGAACCAGAGTTCGATCAAATGCTTTTTTATCTACCGTTAGCAGGTTCAGCTTTCAAAAAAGTTTATTACGATGAACTTTTAGGAAGAGCTGTATCTAAATTTGTACAAGCTGACGATTTAATTGTCCCGTATACAGCTACCTCATTAGCTGATGCGGAGGCGGTTATTCACGTTATCAAAATGTCAGAAAATGACTTAAGAAAAAAACAAGTTGCAGGTTTCTATCGAGATATCGAAGTGAAACCTGGCTACGATCAGGAAACCGAAGTCGAGAAAA